AATTATTTACCGTTACTCTTGGATTAAAGTCCATAATTATGACATAAGATCCATAATCTACTATAGCGACAATGTCGCTGAGGTGGTATATGGAGACGATAGTATTGCGACGGTTAGTGACAAAGCTAGCACCATTTTTGGAATGGCTGAAGTCACCGCTGGAGCAAAAGAGATGGGTTACATTTTTACGAGTGCGGACAAAGTTGAAGGAAACGTCGAGTTTAAAGGTATTGAAGATCTAGAATTCCTTAAACGCGGGTTTAGGTATGACAACGTTGTGAGACGAGTAGTGGCACCACTACGGTTACAAACCATCCTTGAGATTCCTTTTTGGGTTAAATCGAAGAAGAATATTCATGCTCAAATGATGACAAACGTAGAGGTAGCATTATCTGAATTATCACTGCATGGTAGGGAAATTTATGATGAGTGGTCCCGGATTATATGTAAGCATGTCTGGGACTGTGTTGGAGTTAATTTGCATGTGAGAGAGTTTGAACAAGCGATACGAGAGACGACGACCGAAATATCTCAGCAAGAGTTCCTCTGGGAGAGGACCTATGATGCTGAGGACTGACTGATAAGATAACGGGTTCGCGTGATCTTGCTGGCCACAACACACAAACAAACCAGGCTGTGTTGCAGTACTGCTACGAACCTAAGATCCTTCGGTATTTACCGTTACCGCTCAAGATGGGATGGAGAGACACCAATATCTAGAGCACCTGGTGTAGTCGCTATAATATGGGTCAAAAATAGTGATGAAAATACGCAACCTGCCACAAACGAAAACACAAATGCCAGTGATGCAATTCACAGCCTCAATCCGACTAAAGTGTTGGATGAACAGACAGATATGCAGACTACTACGTTCGAGTCAAAGGTCGCTAAGCAGGATTTTAAGTTTCCTTTGCACACTGATTTGTCTAGTGACTTGATTAAACCTCAGGTTATAACACCAATTCAGGATATTAGGAGCTTCCTTGCGAGGCCGATTATTCTACGACAGGGTCAATGGACAACAGCTTCTTCGGGACAGTTGATTGCAGTTGATATGCCATACGAGGCATTACACAATACAATCTATACGAATAAGGTCCAGGGATTCCTTAACTTTAGAGCAACAGCAGTTTTTAGTTTGCAAGTCAACGCTAATAGGTTTGTCCAAGGACGACTTATAATGCACTGGCTACCACAAGCACAGATACAAGGGGTCTACCCTGCAAATAGAAATTTGAGTTTAATCCAAAAGACACAGCAACCTAATGTCCAATTGGATGCAAATACAGAAACGGAAGCAACATTATCAGTTCCGTACATA